CCTTCTGATATAATTTTTCTTACTTGGTTTTTAATCTGTAACATGCTCATCTCGTCCGATGGTAGTTTTTTTAGTATTAGTTTACCTCCCGTTTTTTTCATTTCGTCAGCTTTATCCAATACCGTTTCTTTATGTTCACTTAATTCATCATTAGGTATACCAGTCCAACAGGTAAAATGTTTTCTTTGTATTATTTTAGGGTTATCCTCAAAAAATATTTGTAATACATTATACCCCATATTATACGCTGAATTAGCAAATCTAGTTAACATAGTTGTTTTCCCAACACCAGTGGGTGCTAATATAACACCAATTTCTCCTTTGGCTAACCCCCCATTTAATATATTATCTAAACCATCTATACCTGTAGGTACCGGGTGTCTATAATCTTCCTCTAATAATTTTTCTAATTCTGTAAAGATTTCAAAACTTCCTTGGTCACCATCACCTATTTTAATAGCGTCACGAATTAATTCCTCACATTTATCATAACTTTCAAAGTCACCTTTTTCCATTATACTCTCAACCTTTCTGATAGCTTTTTTAAGTTCTTGTTGTTTACAAAAATTTAGAGCTTTCTCTTTAATGAATAGGTGGTCCTCAAATGAAGCTTCTTTGACTTCTTTTAACATATCAAAAATATTTTTTCTTGCCATTTCGGAAGAAATTTCTATTCTTGTTAGTTGGTCTAGGGCGTCAAATGATGGTGCTGTTTGGTATTTTTCGTAATATTCTTTAATTAACTGCATAATTAATCTGAAATACTGGTTATCAAAATATTTTGCTGTTATCGCATCTATTATTGATTGGAAAAAAGTATTGTCAGTTACTATTAGGTTAATTAGTTTTAGTTGGAAATTATACCCTAGGTATCCAAAGTTTTTATTCTCATTCATATTTTTGTTATTATAATAATAAGTACTAGATTAGTTAACAATTAAGTTATAATCTTGGTAGTTTGTTGTAACTTTTCTTTGTGATAGTACCGACGTTAGTTCTCTCAATATAGAAGATATTTGTGGTCTTATGTCCACAGTGAATCTAACTTTCGGGGGATAGATGCTGGCAGGTATGATTGTATCGTAAAATACCTTGTTACCTTTCTTTAATGTTATCGTAAAATACTCATCTTCTTGAGCTTCATCTAATGTATTTTCTTTATAGTTACTTTCTAATAAATATAAAGTTTTAAGCTTTAATCTATCCTCAATATCACTAACAATTTCTGTTATTACATAGTGCAGGTCTATTGATTGTGTCGCTCTATCGTTAAAGTTTCTTACCGAAAAGAATCTTTGGCAAACTATGTTATTACCTAATTTTAATACGAATTCACATTTTTGTGTATTTTCTACTTTTTGTTTAATTTTAGTCATTTTTTTTATTTTTATAAAAATCTTTTTCTATTCTTGTTAATCTTAAAAATGGTCTTACGAAATCTACCCAAGAATCATCTTTCTTAGGTAAAATATTAAGAATTCCATCTGACATCATCAAGCCCAAAGCGTTTTTCCAGTGTCTTCCTTCTGGGTCGATAGCTTCTCTTGATAGGTCGTTTATCCCTTTTACGGCGTCTTTAGTTAAGAATTGTTCCCCTACCCCTATAATGGTATAGTTTGTTTCTAATATCGAACCTTTATGGTTAATATTGGGTGGTTTTTGGGTTACTTCTTCTAATATATTTTGTTCTTTTTTGTTAATTTTGTCTTTTGATTTTATAGTGTCTATTATTTCCTGTAAAGTTACTGTTTTTTCTAGTATTTCTGGTTTTATTTTTATTAAAGATTTTACCCCAACCATTTTTATACCATATATATTATCGGAAGAATCACCACATATAGTTTTAACCACTCTAACATTGTTTGGTGGTATGTTAACTCCGTTTAGTGGTACTTTATCACCGTCTTTAAATAATTGGTTTAATGAAATTACATGTACTGATACATTTTTTTTTATTAGTTGTAGTAAATCCCTATCGGATGTTAGTACTATAATTTCTTCTTTGGTTGCTTTTTCACAATAATGTGCTATGCAGTCATCCGCTTCACACCATTTAAAAGTTGCTTGTCTAACATAAAGTTCTTCTAGGTATTCTTGTACACGTAATTTTTGTCTAGCGTATGATTGTAAATCATCTTCAGATTTAGGTTTAGCCCTCCTATTTAATTTATAATCTGGGTATAATTCAAGTCTGGGTTTAGTGTTGTGTTCACCATCCCAACATACCACAATTTTGGTTAGTAGGTACACATCTATTAATTTTCTTAGGGTATTAAGAAAGTGGTATAAACCGCCTATGTGGTCCGTACCATTATACATATTCTTAATACCGTGAAAACCAGTATTTAATAAGGAGTTTCCGTCAACTAATAATGTTCTTGTCAAAACACATTTTTATAAGGTTAAACACTTTTTTTACTTTACAATTTCTAATAATTCTATCTCAAAACTTAAATCTTCACCAGCTAAAGGGTGGTTCATATCTAAATTTACACTTTCTTCGTCAATTTTTACTACTTGTCCTTGTACTGGTCTTCCTTTGTCATCTTGTCCTTGAATAAAACCATTTAGTTCATATTTTAAAGATTCTGGAAATTCACTTTTTTTAACAGTGATTACAGCCTCTGCAATATAATTACCGTAAGCTTCCGTTGATTCAATATCTACTTTTGCTGTTTTGCCAACTTCTAGGTTTTTAACGGTGTCGTTAAATCCTTTAAGTAATTGTCCGTCATCAATTATAAATTCTAGTCCTTCTCCTTTTTCTCTTGAGTTGTCAAATTCTGAGCCGTCTTTTAAGGTCCCTACATAATGTACTTTTACTTTATCTCCTGTTTTTATTTCAGTCATTTTCTTTTTCTATTTTTAAGTCGAAATCACCACCTACACCTAATTGCTCAGACCAAAATGTGGAGTTTTCTTGTTTATAATTTTCTATTGATTTTTTTTCTTCATTAGGTTCTCTACCAGCTATAAATCCATGTGGTGTTATAAGTATTTTTCCATCCTCATAACCCAAACCATTAACATGGTTTTTCATAATTGTTATTTTAGTTCTAGTAGCAAACTTAACTTTTCTTTTTTCTTTAACAGCTGAAATATTTGTAGTTCCAGCATTTTTTTGATTACCAAACCTAAAAACTAATGTAGAGTTTAACCATAATGATTCACCTCCTTTTGCTTTAATTTTAGGTTGTCCAAATGGGTTGTCTGGTAATTCTACCCATGGTTGGTTTACCACAACTAGTGTGTTTGTGTACTTTGAGTCTTGTCTTCTGGATTTACCAATTCTTTGGTTTAGTCCCATTCCTATTTTGTCAGCTAATGTGGCTGCGTTATGCATTTTACCACCTTTACCATCAAAAGTCATTTTACAAGGTACTGAGCCAACAGAATCCCATAAAAACAATAAATCGTATTCTAATTCACCCTTATCTTGTGCGTCTAATAATTCGTTTACATAGTCGGTGATTTGTTCTATATACTGAAAGTCGTTGTTAAAAAGAAAAAATCCATCCCAGTCTATTTCACCGGTAGTTTTATCTACAACTTCTTCACAATCAAAACCTAAAAGTTTAGCGTGTTCAAAACCCCATTTTTGTTCTGTAATAATCAATACCGGTAACACTCCTTTATGTTGGGCGTCAACCGCTGCCTTTATTAAAGCTGTGGTTTTTCCGGTATCAGAATGACCTAGGAACATTTGTAGGTGACCCATTGCTGGTCCTGGTAATCCAGTAGCATCAAGGAAAGCTTCCCCTAAATCAAAAAATCTTTCTGGTTTAAAGTTAGCTTTCTTTGAGAATTTCTCTTTCAAGTCTGAAAATGTTCTTTTTTTCAATGCCATAATCCTTAATTAAAATGGTAGGTCTTGAGATTGTGGGTCGTTCGCTTGTGGGTCATTGATAGAACCTAATGTTGTTGTGTTTGTTGAATTACTAACACTGTTAGGGTCGTCGTAAGTATACTTCTTAAGTTCTGAGTCCCAAACTGGTTCTAGTCCTTTTGAAATAGCTTCTAGGTATTCTACTGGTTTTTGTGAGTATACGTCTTTCCAAGTTCTTTCGTCTTCAGTCCACTCTTTTGTTTGAGTTTGGTCTTCAGATAATTTACCTGGGTCTTCGTACATAACTGAAGATACTGTTGTATATTCACCTCTACCTCCTGGTAATGGAAGGGTTTGAAGTATTAGGATTAGGTCTCGCCCTTCATTTGCGTCGGTTACATCTCCTTTATTTCTCCAAATAGGTATAATCTTATCTATTGGTCCATTTCCTTTCCAGTTGTGTTTAAATCTCCAGAATTTAACACCGTCTTCTTCATTGTCTCTATCTACAACTTTTACTATGTAAAATTTTTGTGAACGATAAGAACGTGCTAATTCTTTTGATTGTGCATCACCAGCTAGTCTTAAAGCTTCTTCAACTTCATTTAATGGACTTCTTTCACCTGATGGTTTTCCCTCTGAATTTTTACCCGGGTCATAAAGTTTTTGCCATCTTCCTTGAACTTGTATATTGTGGAAAAATACTTCTTTAAAGGGTGATGTACCGTCTGTTGTTGGTACTATTCTGATTCTTTTTTCTCCTTGTTTTGTTCCTTTTGGTAACATTATAGAAAGGTATTGTTTCATTCTTTCTTCTGATGTCATTTGTGGTTTTGTGGAACCACCACTTTGCTTGTTTTTCTCGTATTGAGCTAAAACCGCGTCTAAACTATTACTCATAAATTTTCTTTTTAAATATTATTAATTAATAAACATATGTATAAATATACACATATATTATTGGTTTGTCAAATAAATATTTAAGGAATTTTACTGGTCGTCTTCTGCGTCTGGGTCTCCGAAGCTTTTTTGGATGTCTACGTCACTGTAGTCTTCTACTTCGTCTTTAGTTAAAATATATTGTTTTTTACCGGTTTTGTCAAAAACTTCTTCTTTGTCTGTAAAGAAGTCACTTAGTGTTTTATTAAATGGTCCACTATCGTGTTTTCTTAAACCTAATGCTTCTTGTGGTGTTCTTGGTCTATACTCTTCTATTTTATCTTCTAAATTTTCTATTTTACTAACCATAACATCCATAGATGATAAATGAGTTTCTAAATCAGAAAGTTTTGTCATTAAATCATTTAAACTCTCAGTATTTTTAGATAAAATATCTTTTTGGTCGGAAATTTCAGAACTTACCTCATCTTGTTTAGTTACCAAATCAGTAACATCAAGTTCTGTAGTGTCTTCTACTGCAGTATCTACATCTAACTCATCTTCTATACCCATATCAACATCCAACTCGTCCTCAACTGGTTCATCTTCAGTTTCAACATCAACATCCAACTCGTCTTCAATAGCAACTTCTTCTTCTCCTGGAACTTCTTGTTCACCGATGTCTTGTTGAACTTTGAATTTCTTTAGTCTGTCTGAACTTCCTTGTTGGTGTTCAAACCCTGAACCTACATCGGCCATACCATCTCCTACTGAATTAATTTTTTGTTCATTCAAATTATCCATATTATGGTTTATCTGATTAAATCTTTTTAATTCTTCTAGTATAGATTTTTCTATTTCTTTAGCCATTTAATAATTGTTTTACTTGTCCTGAAGGTGATTCTACTTGTACCTTTCTATTTACTCTGATACTATTATCTACTCTTTCTATTAAACCATCTCTACTTTTAATAGTGTAACAAAC